AATCACTGGACAAACGTAATCTAATCAAGTTGGAATCGTATCTTGGTGATTACATTATCAGTGAGGTCCACTAAGTAACAAGAATGTGTGCCAATAGTTTTAGTGGCACAATAAATGAGCACAGACCTCAAAATCGTGTATTGTAGTTAAGTCATCAGGAATTCACCAAATGAGTATGCTCAATTTACATGATGAGGCAGTTCGTAGGTTAGCATCAGGATTCTCTGAAGAGTTTGCTGAGTTTGCTGCAGGAGATGAGAGAATGCATGAGTTGATGATGGATCTTGCTTCGGAGTTTGTTGATACTAATCTTCCAATTGTGAGAGAAGATGACTCTATCGATGTTGCTCATGAGTTAATGATGGGTATCACGATTCGTACTGTGTAAATGATACTATGTGCCAAAAGTACTAGTGGCACAATAAATGAGCACAGACCCCAAAATCGTGTATTGTAGTTAAGTCATCAGGAATTCACCAAATGCAAGGTTACAACGGTTGGGCAAATTGGGAGACCTGGAATGTTGCTCTCTGGATCGGAAATGATTGTGGTTTGTATGAACTTGCATGTGATGTTGCAAGGGATGGTGGAACTTACGGACACATGGTAAGTATCATCCACGATGCTGGTAGTAAAGAAACACCAGACGGATGTAAGTGGGATGATGTAAAGATAGACGGAATCGAGGTTAATAACATGATGAAAGAACTTGTAGATTAAGTAACACTTACTCAACTCACACTCACTAACACTTTTTTTAAAATGGATTACGACACTTTCGACACTGACATTTTTTCTGAGATTAATGATATGCCGGGTGAGATTTATGATGTAATTGAATACAAAGAAGAGGGAGAAGATGATAAGAAGTTTGATGTGGAAGGATATCTCAAAGGTAAGATAGACTACTAAGTAACACTCAGGTCAGCCGCGAGTGGACAGTCGGACAAAGTGGCACAAGCACACGGCACAGACCTCAAAATCGTGTATTGTAGAAGGGTCAAAGAAATTCACCCCAAAAATGACCACACCCAATCCACAACTTGATATTTTAATGAGTCGTGAGCAGTTAATGGAAGATATTGATGCGATTGTTGATAGTTTTGACCGTGATTTTGAAAGTAATGATGATTTAGTTTGCAGGCTATGTGATGCTGTCTGCCGTAATTTCCCTGCTAAGTAACACTTACTCATTCATTCTTTAACTAACAAAATGTCAACTCCAATTTTCTCTCTTATTCCATCCGAACAACAATCAAAGTGGAATGACATTATGGGGCAAATGTGCGTCTTTGTGAATGATACAAATGCCGATGTAGATATGGCATACGATTGGGTATGTGAGATGCTTCAAATTGTTTCGTTTGTTGATAACGAAACAGCATGGGATTCTTTCTATGATACGTGGGCATCTTGTGATAATCGTAATGATTTGAGCAACGTTGTGCTCTGCTAAGTAACACTTACTCATCTCACACTAACTAACACTCTCTCATTCAAATTATGAACTACACTCTCAAGCAACTTCAAGACCGTGTGAATAGTATGATTGAACAACAGGGAGAAGATGCACATTGTAGTGCATGGATTTATACGAAGGAAGATATTCATATGAAGGATGAAAATGGTGATGTTGATTGGGATATTGAGGTAGAAGATCCTGAGTTAGTAGAAAGAATCTTTGATGATGTTGGGCAAATAGATTACATCTATACTGTCATTCAAGAGTGTGTGGATGAGGTTACAGAGGAGCAATTGATGTTACAACAGCAGGAATTAGCAGAGAATAAGTAACACTAACTGTAGTATCACTAAGTAACACTCAGGTCAGCCGCGAGTGGACAGTCGGACAAAGTGGCACAAGGTTTCGTTTTAGACCTCAAAACCGTGTATTGTAGAAGGGTCAAAGAAACGAGTTCAATTTTGCTTTACACTGTTCACTGCCCTGAGTTCAACGAAACTGAGAATTGCTCCTCTCAGGATCATGCTATCGATGTTGCTTATTCGATGTTCGAAGAGTTTAATTCCATTGTCTGGGTTGAAGATTACCTCGGACATACTGTTATTGAATTAGGTGATCATATGGGAACTTACTCACACTAAGTAACACTTACTCATTCACTCACTAACTAACAATCAATGAACATTTCTGGCACTAACTTAAGAATGGCACTTGTAGACCGTAGAGGTGAACTTATCAGGTGTAGTTCTATTACTAAAGATAATACTTTCGATGAACAGATTGTCATTCTTGATGATATCATCGAACAGATTTGGATGGCAAAGAATATAGAACTCACAGTCGTTAATTGATACTTAGGGGAGTCAATCTCCCCACTAAATGATACTCAGGTCAGCCGCGAGTGGACAGTCGGACAAAGTGGCACAAGGTTTCGTTTTAGACCTCAAAACCGTGTATTGTATAGAAGTGGAGGGGGGAGCACCTCACCACACCTCTCAGACCCTTCTACCTGCCTCTCATGCGTAAGATCGAAACCCAAATGGTTCAGGCAATCGAGGACAACATCAATTGGACCTCTGCGAACACATGCGTCACCCTTGAAGATGGTATCTCAAAGGTATATCTTCACGGCAACTTGATTGCTGAGATTGACGAAGATTCAATGAAACTTTATGATGGTGGTTATCAATCAAAGACCACAAAATCCCGTCTTAATGTAATCCTTTCAGAGTACGGAGTTGCTGGTGAAAGTGTATTCCAGAAAAACTTTGAATGGTTCATCCGTCTCTGGAATGGCACCGAATTCTTTACAACTGAGTTCCGTAACGGTATGCGTCTTGCATGATCAAAACTAAAAAAGAATGGGCATCAATCTATGCCCAATTCTACTCAATTATTCTCATTCTCATCATTCTCTAAATGCAAAACAAGCACATCGAACATCCCGAAGATTCTATTCTCACTGGTGATTTAAGTGCTCTTGATTGTCTACGTAATGAGGGCAATCTATCAGTAAAGATGGACGGAGCACCTGCAATCGTATGGGGAAAGAATCCTGCGACCGGTAATTTCTTCGTTGGTACTAAGTCAGTCTTTAACAAAGTAAAAATCAAAATCAATGAATCGCATCAGGATATTGATGCTAACCACACGGGCAATGTTGCAAGAATTCTGCATACTTGCTTTGATTGGTTACCTGATACAGATGGAATATTTCAGGGTGACTTTATCGGATTCGGTGGTAATGATGAATATACACCGAACACAATCACCTATCAGTTTGATGATGTAGTTCAGGAACATATCATCGTTGCTCCTCATACTTACTACACAGCAGAGAGTGATTTAAGGGATGCAATCGCACACCCGATGAACTTCACAATGACTGACACATTCTATTGTAAGTTTGTAAAACCTAGAGCAACGATTGCATCTGGTCGTTATGATGATGGTCTGAAGAGATTCCATGACTTAGACGACGTAATCTCTTTCGCAAGAGTAATGGCACAGAACATTGAGTTTGTATCAGATAAGGATGCCAAACTGATTAAACAGGAACTCAATTCCTGTATCCGTGAGAATCGTCCTGTGATTGCTTCCACCTTTATGAATGAGAAACTCATCAGTTTCTGGTTATTAGTTAAGTCGATAAAAGAAGATGCTATCTATCTCTGTCGGAATAATGGTCCTAAGGCATACATCGGACAAACTCCAATCGGTGGTGAGGGTTATGTCTACTCTAATGAGTTCGGCACATATAAACTAGTCAATCGTGAGCAGTTCAGTTATGCTAATTTCAGCAACAATAAGTTCCAAAGTGTAGACAAATAATCTTATCACCCTCATCAGCAACCCTTATCGTTCAGGGGGTTGCTAGGGGGGTCTGATGCTGTAGAATATGAGAGAACAAAGCAACCCACCCAATGACAACGACCGAACTCAACGCAGCAATCGCAGAAGGAAAATTCACGGTGACCCGTCTGCCAGTTCGCAAACCCCGTAAGGGTGAGGCAACGATGTCACAGGTCGGAGGTGCCAAGACAGCATGGAGACCTTCTGTGAAAGCAGGTCATGCTAACCGTCGCATCCGTAGTGGGGCACCTGTCTAAGTCATCAGTGAAACAGCAGTCTCAATTATTTTTTGATTTTCTCTCATGCGTTCTGACCTTATCTGGAATGAGTTTCTCACCTCTGCTGAATGGGATGGCACCGTCTCTTGGTTACAGGGGTTGCGGTTTGTTCATCACCTGGGTTTGCTAGGTGAATTCATTGCCTCCCCTTGGTGGGCACTGATGAATGAACGTTTAGATGCTGGTGAGTTAGGAACCTGGGTTCTAGAGAGTTGATAGATAAGGGCATTCGTTAGTGAAACAGCAGTAGGGGGTTATATGCCCCCTTATGTTGTATGCCCCCGTATATAAAAACCCCCTACTACTTTAAGCTATAAACGACCCAAAGAGAGTTAGTGATAATACGAAGATAAAAAAAAGTTTTCATATATAAAAAACGGCATCAAGGATTCAAAGATATGCAAAAAAATCCGCAGGAAAATTTTACGAATATAGAGATCGACCCAGTAAGTGGAGAACACTATGTAACGATACCAGAATGGATATGTGATGAGAAGGGTTGGTATGAAGGAACAGAAGTAAATATCGAGGTAGAGAATGATTGTATTGTAATTCGAAGTATTGACTGAATATAGATAGAGTGTTATGATAGTGAAGTAGTTCATTTAAAGTTATGGCTAAAGGATTTACAGTAAAAGCAAAGACTCCAAAAGCATCTGAGAGTGCTCCGGAGTGGGATTATGACAAAGCAAAGGAAATGGTAAGAGGCAAGTCTATTGTCTTTTGTTTACCAGGACGTGGTGTAAGTTACACTTTTTTCAAGAATGGAATTCAATTAGCTTTTGATTTAGTGCAGGCAGGAGCGAGTATCCAGATTTCTCAGGATTATTCATCGATGGTAAACTTTGCAAGATGCAAATGTTTAGGTGCGAATGTACTGAGAGGACCGGATCAAATTCCATGGGATGGTAAGTTACAGTATGATTATCAATTATGGATTGATAGTGATATTGTGTTTACTTCTGAGAAGTTTTGGCAATTGGTTTTAATGGATCAAGATATTGCAAGTGGATGGTATATGACAGAAGATGGTAAGACCACATCAGTTGCACACTGGTTAGAAGAGGATGATTTCCGTAAGAGTGGTGGAGTGATGAATCATGAGACTGGGGAGAGTATTTCAAAGCGTCGTAAACCATTCACCGTAGACTATGCAGGATTTGGATGGTTATTAATTAAGAATGGAGTCTTTGAGCACTCTGAGATGAAGTATCCATGGTTTGCACCTAAGATGCAAGTCTTTGAGAGTGGGGAAGTACAGGATATGTGTGGAGAGGATGTATCATTCTGTCTCGATGCTATCGAAGCAGGATTTAAGATTTGGTGTGATCCACGGATTCGTGTCGGTCATGAGAAGACAAGAGTAATCTGATGGTACTGACAGAATATACAATTCTCCATAAAGGGAAAGTTCTGTATAAGAACTTAACGGAGGAGGAATATTTTGATAAGATGGAGGACCTTTCGATAGAGTATTATCAGAAAGGTTCTCCAAGACCACAAGATTTAGAAACAAAGAGTATTAGAATTTAAGGAGTTATTATGGCAGTTCGTTCAAAGGTTGGATTAAGTGGTGATGGTTTTGTGGAAGCAAAACCAAAAAAGACTCGTCAAGGAAGTGGTAAGCACACGAAATATGCCGCGACTTCTCGTAATGGGAAGCGTAAGATGTATCGGGGACAAGGACGAGGTTAATATATAATTGTAGTTTTATTATCAGTATATGTCTTGTTTGATAGCAAATCTTCCATCACATGAAGTATGGGTTCGTAAGGAATATCTAACGGATCATCAAAGTGGTCATGGTGAATTTGTAAAGGGCGTTTGGGTATCGGTTAAATCGATTCCTGGACGTGCTTTTTATTTTGAGACCTATCTACCAGAATATGCGGCAATGTATGATAAATTACCTATCAGTGCCTTTGTAGCAGACCCTGAGACCCCGACTCCGGACATGAACCTACCGAACCTACAGTTTTGGAATTGTATGGACTACGGAGTTGTCTCGGTGGATAAGAAGTTTATTGGTTCAATGGACTTTGAATGTTATACACGGGACTTTGGTAATGTAAAAGGTAATTATATCTGCACTATTGATAACTATCATCATGATCCGGACTATGTTGATTGGGCTACCAGTGAGAATCCTGCCGAACACAAGTCTCATAACCTGATTGAACTTGAGAATGGGCAATATGCACTGTATCCAAATAATAGATTACGTATTTTTGACAATAGTCTGACACCTGTCGAACCAAAAATGCCGGATTTTAAGGTTTCGACTCAATATTATCAAGTTGAAAATGGATTTGAACGACTTGGAATGGGACGTGAGGACGAATATTTCTGGAAGACTGCACAGGAACGTGAAGTATGTGGTATATGTGGTAATTGTGGATCAAATCCATGTAATCCTCGTTGTGTCAATGCCGAATAGGGTGAAAAATAAATAAAAATAGGGATAGTAACCCCTCAAAAAGTTCTGATTTTACTAATCAGGAGCAAAATGGGCAATTCACCAGTTGACAGAAGTGCAAGTTACATGAAAGAAGTGTGGGGAACAACAAGTTTGACCACAGATTACTGGTCATTACCTAAAAAAACGAATGATCCAGAAGAAAAAGTGCTTCAAGAGATTATGCACGATGATTTAAAGAAAGAACAGAAGAATCTTCAGGAATAGAGTATAAATAAAATTAAGAAAACTCTTTAACAATGACAATTCAGAGGATATCACGATCATTTAAGGACATTAGTTTATCTTTTGATCCTCATCCTGTGACAAAAGACCTTCCGATTCTAAAAAATGAGAACGCAATTCGTCGTTCCGTAAGAAATATAGTAGAAACTATCCCAACAGAGAGATTTTTTAACTCTTTGTTGGGTTCTGATGTAAGAAGAAGTCTATTTGAATTTGTTGATTTTGGTACTGCATCAGTTATTCAGGATCAAATTGAAATTGCAATTAATAATTTTGAAGATAGAGTCGAAAATTTGATCGTTCAGGTAGATCCAATAGCAGACGAAAACACATTTAACGTAACAGTTATATTTGATATTATTGGTCAAGAGTTTCCGACACAAGAATATTCATTCCTCCTAGAGGCA